TCGGAGAACTATATCTAGGTTCAGCGATACGAATATAATCTCCGCTTTCTATTTTCGCTAAGATTTCCAAATCATAACTCATCACTCCACCTCTCCAATATCATCTTTTTTGATATCAACAACCTCTTCAAGATATTCCTTTGAACACCAATCGTATTCAACGCATTGTCTAATAAATCTTTTTTTATAAAAGCAATGCTCTATGTATGCGATTGGAAATAGCAAAGCAATGAAAGGTGAACAAATGATTAAAAATAAATAAATAGCACTTCCACAAACTTTTGAGTCTGCAATATATTCATAAAAATCTGCTAAATCTTTTATTTTTTTA